AGCGATATATTTTGTCCATCTAGCACGATAGTCGTATATCGATGTCTATACTTTTCTATATTAAAGTTATCTAGTATTTCACCAAGGGTTCCCTTATCTATTTTTTCATCACTTAGGCTAACATTCATGCATATTGAAATCCTTCTATCTCTTCCATAGTGTTTTGCCATTAGGGATATTGCATCAAACATCTCTCCTTCGTGTGCTTGGAATATTAGCATATTAGGACTACCTGAGTACTGCTTAATAAATAGTTCCATCTTGTCATATTCCAAGTCAACCAATGGCTGGAATGTAAATGCTCTGTTGCTCTCTGGGGTAGTGTATAGGCCAGAAGATAGCATTGATGCTGTAACAGAGTTTACCCCTGGCAAAAGTTCAACATCTACTCCATTTGATTCCAAGAAATCCCTTAGTTCTAATCCAGGATCTTCAATCCCCACAGAGCCTCTTTCTGGCAAGTAGATCATTGTTTTTCCATCATTAATCAATCTTAATATTTCTTCTTGGACTCCATCTTTGACTGCACCATGATTTTTTTCCCCTGGACTTCTTTCACCTTCAGTGTTGCCAACAAAGTCATAGCAGTATTCTATATATTTTGCATTTGTTTCCCACTTACCCAACTGTATTGTTTGTTTTACTACGTGAATAAGTTCGCAGACAATATAGTCTGCTCTTTTAATTACGTCAAGAGTTCTTTTTGTTACATCGTCTACTCCACCAATAGGGGTGGCTCCTATATAAAACTTAAACATTCTTATCTCCTTTGATTTCTAATAACTTATGGTATAGAGAGTAGCACTCGTTAGTTTCTTGAACAGACAGTATAAACTCTCTTATTTTGTAGTACAGTTCAGTCTTTTCTTTAGTTGGTTGTGGAGGATTCTCTACTATTTTTGCTGCTGCACTATAGTTTAAGTTTTCTGTGTTTCCTCCAGCAGCAATAATTATTTTATCAATCACACTGTTTAAGTTGTTTTTAATCTCAGAGTATTCGATCATAAGAACATTCTCTGCAGTATTCATTAGGCATGAATAATAAGATACATACTGCTTTATTTGATGAATGATCAAATTTTTTAACATATCATCAAATTTATTTTCTTGAGACTCTCTGCCTTTATCTATAACTATTCTACCTTGAACAATATTTCCAGTATGCCCATTTGCCCACCTAAAACAATTTGAAGATATTGCATCAACAGGGTCTCTTAGAACAGTTCCTATAACTATATCGGATGGAAAAGAGCCATAAAATATTACTGGCAAATGTGACTTTGATATCCATTGAGGATTATGGAAAAAATCTTCTCCAAAGTGCAGGGAGTCTGATAAAACAGAAGATCTGATGGCATCAACAAGGGTGGTGGTTCCAGATCTTGGGTATGAATTAATTAATATCTTCATGTGGTCCGTGTCCAACCAAAAGAATAACCTTGATCTCTTCTTCTTGTTCGCTGACCATAGGGCTTTTTATAAAATGGTTCATAACCTTCTGGACGCTGCCTCTTACTATTGTTTCATTTGGCATAGTTAGGTTAATACATACTGCAACTGGCCTTCCAAATCCCGCAACTTTTCCTAAATGATCTAGTGAGTCAACAAGTTGCCAATCCTTTTCAAAGAAAATTACAGTCTTATTAGATAATGCTGCACTCTTAAATGCCTTATCCCTTTCATCAAAATCTGTTGGCACATCAGACTCAAATACAAATCTCCAACTATCTAATCCAGATACTGCTAATGCGGCTATAGGGGCAGATGGCCCAGGAATAACAGATATGGGGAGATTTCTTCTTCTAACTTCTAGAACAACTTCGTATCCTGGATCATGAATAAGTGGCATTCCCTCACTTGATATAAGTAATACTGTTTCTCCAGATTCAATTCGATTACATATATTGTTTATTCTTTCATTTCGATCTTCAAGATCTGGCAAGTAATTGTACATTGGAGATACGTACTTTAAGTTCAGTCTGTCTAAATGTTCTTCCATTAATGCTGCATGCTCTGCAACAATAAAGTCTGATGTCTCTAAAGCAAGAATAGTTCTTCTTGGAATATCTCTAGGATCTCCTATGTCTAAACCAGCAACAATTAACTTTCCACTATTTTTCGATTCCATATGAAAACATTTCCTTTCCATATGCCTCTTCAAATCTAACCCAGGTTGAAAGGGTGTACCTAACTGCACCAGAAACTTCTTTTACTCCATGCTGGTAGTGTCTATTTCCTGGAAAGGTAATGTAGTCTCCAGCCTCTGGCTTGATTGATATATCGTGGTCCTTAAAGTATAGTTCCCCACCTTCATAGTTGTCATTTAAATAAATAACTGATGATAGGTGACCACTCCACTTGCTAAGATGATCTGGAACATTTTCATCTTCTTTTTGTATGTATCCTACAATATCTACATGCGGATACATAAAAGATCCTATAGGGTGAGCCAAGATTCCTGAAAGATACGTACGATATTCATTTTTAAATTTTCCGCTCTCATCAAAAAAATCTGGATATCTAACCTTACTCTTATCGTCATAGTATTCAGAAAGGTTGTCAAACATTTTGACTGTATATTTTATGTGTAGATCTATCAATTCCTCGCTTTGAGGTATTGTATAAAATATATTTCCTGTCTTTGCTCCATTATAGGATTCGCAATATTCAAGAATTTTTTTTCTATCTTCTTCTTCAATAAAATTTTTAAATACACGGATATTTTCTAATCCAGTACCTATGTTTTCTGAAATTGGATCTAGTTCCATGTTATCTCCTATCTTGCATTAATGCCTATATGTGGGGTCATAATTAAATTAGGAGCCTCCCACATTGGGTGGTCTTTTGGTAGAACAGTTGGATTAACCTCGTCTACTGCAGCATAAATTCTTTTTTGATATAAATGCTTTATCAACTCTTCTTGATCAATTAGATCGGCTCTACCACTGTTAACTAATAAAGACTGATCTTTCATTTTTTGTATTCTTTCTGCACTTATAATGTGAAAGGTTTCATTATCAAGTGGTATTGCTACTATAATTATATCTAGTTTTGGAAGAAGTGCGTCAAACTTGTCCATTGTAAAACTTTGATCATGACCATCTTTTGAAAATGCATATACCTGAGTAAGTGGGTAAAATGTAGACATGAACTCTTTTATTCTTCCTCCTACCCCTCCATTTCCAACAATGCCAACTATCTTTTTATTTATTGTTCTAAACTGTCTATGATTAAATTCTTTATTTTTTTGATCATTGTAGAATACGTCAAATCCTCGCATTGACATTATAGTCAGGCCAATTGCATGCTCTGAAGCAGTTATAGAAAAGTCTGGATCTCTACCAACCTGACTAGAGTCCTCATTGTTTATATTATTTCTCAGTTCTTCTTTATGATCGAATATTCTTAGAGGCCATTCGCCAAACCTTTTATCTTTTTTTGCATCTATTTCTTCTGACATACTACAATTATAGCATACTGTGATATAATAGAGTAGTCGATAAGGAGATTACGCATGGACGGAAGAAAATTAGATAACGCCAAGAATGGCTTTACAGAAGATCTACAAGGTAATAAATTTTATTTTACATCACCACTACCAGGTCTTCATATATATGACAACGTTTGGCCAGAATCAATGGCATTTTTAGAAGGCCTTCTTGACCCAGCATTTTGGGAAGAAAAAGAAAAAGAAAAAGACGTAAACTATCGTAAGTGGGTAAGAGAAGATTTCTTTGATGATGTCCAATATACAAAAGAAAATGGAAAACGTGCAGATACATGCTGGATCTATCGTGAAGAAGAAATAAACAAAGAATTTAGAGGGCCTATTAACTCATATAATAATCACTGGAACTTAGACCCAAGATCAAGAGAGAGTCTTAGAATTACTAGATATTCTAGCGGTGAGTTCTTTGGTGCCCACGCAGATGACACATACGCAACACCAAGAACAGTTTCTTTAGTTTATTATCCAAATGATGATTACGCTGGCGGAGAACTTGAGTTTATTCATTTTGGAGTAAAGATTAAGCCGAAGGCTGGACAGTTATTTATATTCCCATCTGGATACTCATACGAACATAAGATACATGAAATTGGTGAAGGAAGTCCACGATGGACCATTGTTTCATTCTTATATTTTGGAACAGATACTGAAAGCCAGACACGAAGAGAAGGACTAAAGTTTCCTTATCAAATAATTCCACAAGAATTGTTTTAGTATTTAAAAATAACACAAAAGAGCAGTTTAAAGACTTACTCAGGTCTTCTATGGATTACCCATAGTTCCATACTCAGCAATATAGTTGCTTATAAAGCAACCGCATGTATCATGATGGAATCTTTATACTACTTAACTTGACTGCTAGTCTTTCCTCCGCCAGATGACTTCTTTGCAGGAGCCTTCTTAGCGGTCTTCTTTACTACCTTAGCAGATCTAACTGCCTTGTCCACCTCATCTACTGAAGGCATCTTTCCAAATGCCGTGTCTGATGGGTTTGCTGCTCTCAAAATAACGGGCACGAGTGCACCAAGTAATGAGTATGCCAGTGTCTGTGGATCAGTTACACCAGAAGCATACATTGCTGTTGCTGCTCCAAGTACTGATCTTCCGTATGACGCTAGTGCTGCTTTAATTTGTTCGTTCATTTTTTCCTCCTAGGATATTACTTTGTTAGTTCTGTATAATGGTTTATACAGACATCTCTGATTTGAGCATCAGTACTATATAGTTTTTCTGCTTCAAGTTCGCATCCAAGTATATGGCAAGAATAAAAAGCATCGAATGCCAGATCTTGATATGATTTAAATTTAATCATACTACTTTAGCCAATTCACCATTGAGTATCTTGTTCCCTTTGTTACTTCAGCAACATTGTGATTGTATATGTATGCTGCTGGAAACAGAATCAACTGTCCTTCTTTTGGCTTTATAGTTACATTAAAGTTTGGAAAGTGTATTTCTCCACCTTCATAGTCATCGTTAAAGTAATAAACTAATGAAACCTTTCGTGTTAAATAAAGTCCATCATCAACATGGTCTATAAAAAAGTTACCTTCTCCATACTTTAATATCTCATAGTCTTCTCTTTGTGAGCATGGAACTTTGTATTTCTCAATATAAGACTGAATTACATGAACAAAATCTTTATCAAACCTATTAAAAAGTTCCTCATGGATAATTTCTTTGACCGAAGGTTCTTTTCCTTGGGTTCCCCATCTTCTTACATTCTTGATGTACATTGTGTCCATCGCTTTTTTGCCTTCGTCTTCTTTAATCTTTTTCTGATTATGTGGCACCCAGGATAGTGCCCCTTGAGAAACTAGGTCCTCAATCTTATTTATATAACCCATGCCTTCACCAATATTGTTTGCCACAACAATACCCTGTGCTAACTCTTTAAACTGATCCATTACTTCTCCTCAACAATCTTTAAAATAGTGTCTAACATTTTTTCATCAAAATGAGCGTGACCCCTTGCAATAGGCGAAAGAGCCTGGAATAGCCTATCCTTAATTAATTTTCTGATATTAACCTCATGCTGGAATAGTATAACTGCTGCCAGTTGCTCGTCTGATAAATCACTCATGTATCAATTTTACCATAGTCTTCTGGCAACATCTTTTTTAAATCTTTAAAGGAGTCTGAAATCTTCTTCATGGCCTGGTAGTTTGGCTCCGCAGCCATTAGGTCCCCGTATGTATCAAAATATAAAATTTCTGGCTCTATATTAGTAATAAAACTATTTAAAGATTTTTGTACATCTTCTATATATTGATATGCCCAATCCCTAGAATCTGAAATAAATTTTAAGAATGCTTCTGAATCTGAATCATTTTTTAATAAATTCCTGGCCGATGCTTCAAAAAGTTTTTCTGCTAAGATGTTCTTGTCTATGGTTGATTGTAGAAGTTCTTTTGAGGACCTTGCGTACTTGATACTTAACTGTATATTCCTGATTATTAAAATAAAGAATAATAAAATAAATACTAAAAATGCAATAAGATCAATCATAATTCTTTCCCACCCTCTCTAACCAATAAAACAATCGCTCCATTGTCCTCTAACGCCTTTTTTACACGAATCATATATTCTACTGCGACTACACGATCTTCTGCTGCTAAACTCATGAACTGCTTTTCACTAGCCTTGACAGTTAGGAAGTTATCATGGTCTACAATTTGAACCCCAAACCCTTTTGGAGTTCTTATTGAATGGAATGCCATCTTCATTTTGTCTGTATACATTATTGAATCCTTGTCTTACGAAAAACTATAGATACTTTTTCTTTTTTCATATAGTACTCATCACCCATCTCTTGTAAATAAATAAGTGCCTCTTTTAAGTCTTTGCCAACTATCTTTTCTTTATCAGTTGTTAAATCTATACACAGTGAGGCCTCAATATTTCCAAATCTTTTTAGCATCCTGCCAACAACAACCTGAGCAGTCTTTGGTGTCAAAAAGCCAACACCCAAAAAATTGTATGGTGCGATATCAATATTGTCTAGTATTTTGTCAACATACTCTAAAGAAAAAATTGGTCCATAAAAAATAAAAGGAGAGGTTGACCCCAATATATTTGAAGCGCTGATCGCATTGATTACTGCAGATGGGCCAGTCATCACCTTAAAGTTTATATTGTTGTCAATACAGTAGTTTCTTACAAACTCTCCAGAGTCTGCAATTATTGAAGAGCCTTCATCTGATACAACTAGCACATTCTTTCCTAAACTGTATAGTTCTCCAACTTTTTTTAATATGCTGTTTCTGTTATCTTCAAATAGTTTTTGTGTTTCTTCTGGAAGTTCGTTTAAAAAACTACCTTTAAGTCCTGGAAGATTTAAAGACAAAACTTCTTTGTCATATGAAATTTTGTTTTTTGTGCAGAACTCATCCCACATGTATTGATTTTCAACCACTAGAGCATCAGAGATACCTAATGAATTAAAGAATGTTTTCGATATGTCGTCACTGTTTCCTATATCAATACAGCCAAATACTACTGGATTCATACTACTCCCCTACTCTACCTGTCTACCGTTAGGTATTCCCAAGTGTTTGCCCAATCACTTTTTGACTTATGCTTTGAAAATTCTTTTGATAATTGTCCACCTTCTAGGTATATTCCTCCCCAGATTCCCCACTCTTTTTGTGAAACTCCAACAGCAAAACACATTTTTGCTACTGGACACATAGAGCAAAGTTTATCAATTGCTGGCCTAAGCAATTCATCTTCTTCATATTTATCAAAGAATAGGTTTGTGTCATAGTCCAAGCACTTGGCTTTATCTTTCCACTCATGCTTTGGCATATTAACTCACAAACTTGTCTGGTATATCCCATCCATTCTTAGAAGGTACAAAACGACGCTGTAAGTGCCACTTGCCATCTACAAACGCACCTTGTGGTGCTGTTCTACCCTTCTCAGAAGGATAAGTGTTTACCACTGTCCATCCATCCCAT